TAAAACTATCGTCAATAGATAAAAATGGAGCTACAACTCTTAACGCAAGCAACGGAAATCTTCTTGCAGGTAGTTCGTATAACTGGGTTTTAGAGTACATGGGAACTTCATAATTAAATAATAGTAATTTATGCGGAAGCGTGATACAGTTAACAGATGGTAAGTGTAATACTAGTATTGTTATCGAAATACTAGTATTATGTGTAGTAAATGAATCTTAGGTTTTCATTGTCTAACCTGTATTGCCAGCTATTATTTCCTGGGTATTTCCATCTAAAGTTAACACTTTGCCCACCGGTATTTTCTCCGTATGGAATTATTATATCATATGATATATTTGCGGTTAAACTAATAGTTCCATTAGTACCTCTATTTATTCTAACAATATATCCTGAATTTAGATCGTCTTTATTTAATTGCTCATGGTTTCCAATAAATATCTTAGAGTCGTCGTTACTGTCCATTCTAAATGTGTATGTTCCAGTTGTTTTAGGTATAATACTTCCTATCCACATATATGAATAATAATTTCCATTATCACCTGGATGATTTAAAGATACTTGATTTGTTACAAAGCTAGTACTTGTAGGTGTTCTATTTGCAAACCATGTTAAATTGCTTCCCCAATATCCTTGTGAGTAGCGATTTTCTAATAATCCATCAACATATTGTATTTCAGGTTCGGGCTCGGGTTCGGGCTCTGGTTCTGGTTCTGGCTGTAATGGGTAAATCAATCGTGTATGTGATGTATTTACTCTTACAAAAGAATTTGTTATAAAGGTGCTTCTGCTTGGGTTGAAGTGTGTTAGAATTGGTTGTTCTCCGGCATAACCAGGATTGAACATGAATTTATACATTTCTAACATCTCGCTTGGATATAATTCTTCAGCAAATATTATAATATCTGAAATAGCGAAATCACTCTTATAACTTGAGTCTCTTGGATTAATCATTAGTTTATGTCCGGCACCACCTTTACCATAAGTAGTGGTATCTTCGGTATGTGCGTTTCTCATACCTAAAGCATGACCATTTGCTAACACATTAAATGGTATTTGACTATTATTGTTGCTACTTCCATTTGTTACCTGTATAATTAACCAATCAGTTATGTTTTCAACTATTCCAAATTGATTATTTGGTTTAGAAAAGTAAAAGCTATCGCTATCTTTTTGCCACTGATTATTGTACCAGTATGAATTAGGATTGTTATTTGAATTCAAATCTGCCCACGGTGTTGTCATAAAACCTGCTTTACTAGTGTATCTATTTTCATAATTTGCATCTGGGATACCATCTGACCATACAGTACCTACGCGTTTAAACGCATTATTAGAGTTATTAGTTTTCTCACCATGATGACCGAAGAATGTAACGCCTCCAGAAAACTCGTCCAAATCACCGCTAGAATCCGTCGTCGGATTAATCATATCCGTGGTTAAAATACGACGGTTATTCGAATTTCCTATGTATCTAACTAATGCACATAAGGTGTAATTTTGAGGCAGTGTTGGGAAGGTTATCTCGGTTTCCGTAGAACCAACCAATTCTTCCACGTTTCTTACTGTTGCACGATCGGAGGTGCCTTTAGTAAATAATTTACTGGTTTGATATGACAGGCTTCCTGATGTAACGGCGTTTTCTAGATGTTGACCGATTCCACTATTATACCATATATTTCTTGCAAAACTGTAATTTTTAGGTTTGAACCAATATAAAGGATCTTTTGAAATAGGAATCTGTGGTTCGGGTTCTGGTTCAATATCTAGTTCTGGTTCTGGTTCGGGTTCCGGTTCCGGTTCTGGTTCCGGTTCTGGCGGTAAAATAGGCGGCTGTTTTGGAGGTAAGAATATCTCGGGTTCGGGTTCGGGTTCGGGTTCGGGCTCCGGCTCAGGCTCGGGTTCCGGTTCTGGTTCCGCCGGAATGTTAGTAAGTAGTGTGTTTCTTGCGGTGGCTTCGGTTATTACCTCCGAAACTGTAGTCAAGGTATTTATTTTAGTTACCGATTCTACTACAGTCCGTTTTATTTGATCTCTTGAAAAGATTTCATTCATTTCGATTGTGTCGATTAGATTGCTCGTCAAATTTTCGAATTCATCAACGCTTTGTATTGTTGGCGTTTCTATTATCTGTGTTACAAGTTGATTTAATACTTCTGTTCCGGATAAAGGACTGTTCGTTTCTAATGCTTTTTTTACCATATTCAGTTTGATTAAGACTTTTACCGTCTCTACATCACCCGATGCTATAGGATCGTTATAAACGCTACAATTTAATTTTTCTTCAACGTCGGATACTAGATTATCTAGAGAAGAGGTGTCAACTTTAACTGTTGTGGTGTCAGGAACATATTGTTGTTCAACGATCGTAGTTATAACCGAAACAACTAAAACTTCGTTTTCAAGCGGTAAAATCGCAGATAAAGAACCTTCGAAAGGTATACCCGACGACACCTCCGAACCGCCGGTCGTAACCATTCTAATATGAGTCATACCCAAACTGGTTAGTCTGGCTACATCTAAATATGCAAAACCGTCTACATCTGTCATGGTGGAAAATTCAGGAAAGGTTACGCTATGATCATTTGGACTAGAAAATTCAACTAAAGCATAAGCTAAATAGTCGTCTACAACGCGAATAGGTTTGACAAAACTATTTAATACAGAATGGTTTCTGGATGCGAAATTATTTTTAGTTATTCTTTTGTATTTCCTAAAAAAAGAGGTATCTCTTTCTGCTTGTTTTTCTTTTTCGCTTATTCTTAATAAATCCTTCCATTGGTTCCTTTTTTTCAGTCCGTCGTTTGATGAAAAAATTTTATAATTTGGATCTGTTTTCACGCCCGCCGAATAAGAAATATTATAATTTCTTCTCGTGTCGCTTAAACCACTGGCTTTTGTTGACTGTGATATAGTTTTTAAAATACTCTTTCCTGCGTTAGGTTCGTTTAATTTATTTACAAACCTCGTTCCATCTGCCGAAATGTCCGTTACGGTCGTATAATTAGAATAATCTATTTCTGTAAACTCTTGGACCCATGATTCTCTTGGATCGGTACTTAAGAAACCATTTATGAAGCAGTCTGTAGTATCTTTAGAGCATAAAGAAAACCCTTTTGCTAAATCATACAATTCAGAATAGCTTTCAGCATTTACAACAGAAACACCCACGCCATTTGAATTCGGAGCCACTTTAGTTACTTGATATTTCAATCCTTCTAAGTTTTCGTCTACATAATATGCTGTCGTGTCGTCTCTTAAATTTTCGAATTTAACCTTTTGTTTTAGAGTATCGGTTCTCTCACCGGAATTTAAATCTGGAAATGCGCTTTCGTATTTATTGTGTGCGTATGACTTTTTGACAGTAGCAACGGTTTCCTCTTCGACCACCGCATCGCTGCAGTCCGTAAGATTTTTGATTACTCCAACCGTTGAACCCATAGGTGCCACCTTCACTACGTTACATTTATTAGCCAGTGCCTTGTTTCTATCTGAATAACTAAACATACTTTTTACGTTTTCATATGCTCTTTTGGATGTTTTGAGTATGTGTTTGTATGTCAAATTTTCTTGTTTTGGCTTTATTAAATTACAGTTATTCGAAACATCCGTAACCACGTTTCTTAATTCTTTTGTTTTATCACTCGAGAACTTCTCTTGTTTGTTATTGGTGAAAGTCCTTAGTGTAGACGGTTTCCGTATTTTGTATTTTGCGTCTTCATAAACAATATTAGAACAATCTACTAATTTTTTTAATTTACTTTCATCAATACACTTGGATTTTTGTTCTTTGATTTGTTCACTCGCCACTTTAATTTGGTTTGTGTTTTTGAAACTTCTTAAATCCCTTGCTTTATTTTTGTATGTTAATTTATAATCGGTATTTTTAATTATATTACATGAGGTGTCTATTCCTAATGCTTTATTTTTTAATCTAGTTATTCTATCTGTTGCAGTATTTGATGTTACATTCGATTCTAATCTCTTCATCTATATGTATAATTCGCATATATTAAATTGAAGGTATTTAATATATAAATGATTAAATTAATTATGGCGTGTTTTACATTTTGTTTATGTCGAAAATCTATCAATTGGGAGAATACAAAACCCTTTATACCTAATATTAAATCTGCAAAAGTGATCAAAGTATATGATGGTGATACTATAACAATCGCCGCAAAGGTTCATCCGTTAGATGTGAATTATTACAGGTTTTCTGTAAGGCTTGCACATATAGACTGTCCTGAAATCAAAAGCAAAAACACATATGAAAAAGAATATGCAAAGAGGGCAAAAGATGAGTTGGAAAAAATAATCTTGAATGAAATCGTACAATTAAAAATTCTAAAAGCGGATAAATATGGTCGTTTGTTAGCAGAGGTTATTTACAAAAATAAATCAATAAATAATTGGATGTTGGCTAATCGTTTAGCTGTTAATTATGACGGAAAGAAAAAGAGTGTTGTTGATTGGAGGAACGAGTTTATACAAGACGATTGTTTTTGTCAATTTGACGACTTTAATCATACAAGTATGTAAATTTCAATGTACAGCTCCAATCTAAATTATTCAAATCTATGTTTCTTCCAAATTCGTCTATGATTGATAATCTCAATTTTTTTATTGTCACCGGTCCCATGTATTTTCTTGAAACCAAAAACAGCGGATTATTTAGTTGCGTATCGTCAGTTTTTAGCGTTGTCGAAATGGGTGTCATATTGTTCTTACCTATTTTTGCAAAAATGTCTTTTGAATTGTATGAGTCGGTGTATGCAATAATATTTGATTCTATGTGGTTTCCAATGAAATCGTCTATAACCAAATAAAAATAACTACTGGATATTAAATTAACAGGCGATTCGCCTACGTATGCAGTTGCTCCTTTGTATTTTGCACTTTTAAATCCCAACATAAAACCTAGTTTCTCTCTTACTGATAAATTCGAGTATGTGTCTTCGAATTCACCCGTCGTCTTATCCGCCGGAGTGTCAGGATTTACATTAAAATGTAATTCTATACCGGCAAATTCGACATAGCTAATGTCTGCTAGATCATATCCAGAAATATCGCTTGTTTGTATGTTGTTTACACCTATGGTTATTTTATTTGAGTAATCTGAATAACTCGCTACTAATCTTTGATTTCCTGATACAGCATCGCTTGTTAGCGTTGGGCGTGCATAGTAGTAATTGTCGACCTGAAATGTCTCGCTATCATGTTGTGCTGCGATTGCTGCATCCCAATCTGTTGTAAAAACGGTATTATTTAAATAGTAGACCAGAGTATCTGTACTCCAATTTCCGTCGGGTATAGTTACGTCAAAAGTAAAATAGTTTGCTGATGTATCTGCACCACCCTGATCTTCGGCACCTTTTTGACATAAAATGACGAAATGATTGTTTCCCAAAAGTGATGAAACTTGATAGTATGAATCAGGTATGTCTATTTCGTGAAGCGACAGTTCTATTGCGTTATTAATTATATATGGTAATGTGAAAATCACATCTGTGGCGCTTGTGCTATAATAATTTTTGCGGAATTTGCTGTCGAAATGCAGATATTTTGATAAGCTTTTAAGTGAAATTGGATTAATTTTATTTTCATTTATTTCCCTCTTTTCAATCAATATGTCGTCATACTTTTTCAGTTTTGCTGTTACATCTGATAAAAATTCCAAGAACTCATTTTTCATTTCTGGGTTTTTTTTTAAACCTTCTGTTTCAACTATCTTGATTTTATTGAATAGCTCTTGGTTTGTATATGGTTCAGATAATGAAAGCATTTCTTCTAAATCTGGTTTTGTATACTTATTTACATCAAATTCAAACCTTTTCATATATATAATATAATTTATATTTAAATTGAAGCTAAAACTTATCTAAAACTTTTATTAACTTATTTAAATGGCTATTTGTAAAAGTAAAAATAAAGACAAAGATATTAATATTGAACATGATTTTAACAAAGAATTATCGCCAACTATGATAAATATCTGTAAAGAAATCCTCATATCTATAGTTGGAATGGTCGATCAAAACCAAGATTTAGATGTATTAAATAAAAAGTTATTGAAAATGATGAGAAGAAAGGAGGGTATGATTAAGAAGACAGACATTATCATGGTTTACAGGCAGATGTTACATTCGGGTAATATCCAACAAAATGAGGTTGTTTGGAGTTTATTGCAAAAGTGCAAAACTCGCAACATTTCGGGCGTGTGTGTTATTACGTTGCTTCTTGATCCCTTTCCTGATGGACAACCATTCAGCTGTAAGCACAACTGTTACTATTGTCCTGACGAATCGAAGAAAAACGGTGCAGAACATGATATGCCGAGGTCATACTTGTTGTGGGAGCCTGCGGTCCAGCGTGGTTTCAGAAACGGTTGGGATGCTATTCGCCAGATGATCGATCGTTTGGATGGGCTTTATAGGTGTGGTAATTTCGTCGATAAAATAGAGATAATTCTTGAAGGCGGAACCTATACCGAGTATCCGGTTGAATATTTGGAGCGGTTTCACAGAGACATATTCTGGAGCGCTAATACCTATTTCGACGAGGTCAAACGAGCACCGCTATCTATCTCCGAAGAGATTAAGATTAATCAAACCGCCAAAGTTCCTATTATTGGGGTCTGCATCGAAACTAGACCCGATGCGGTGAATGCCTTTTGGATTAAGAAGTTTAGGGATTGGGGGGTAACAAGAATCCAGTTGGGGTTGCAGCATACAGATAATGAAATTTTGAAAAAGGTAAATCGTGGGCACAATGTAGAATGTGCGGTGGAAACGATTAAGTTACTGAAAGACAATTGTTTTAAGATTGATCTTCATTTGATGCCGGATTTGCCGTTTACGACTCCAGAAAAGGATAAGAAAATGTTTAGGGACGTATTTTTAGGAACCGACATACAACCCGATCAGGTTAAGATTTATCCTTGTGAGGTTACGCCTTATACTGTAATCGAAAAGTGGTATGATAAGGGCAAATACAAGCCTTATGCTGAGAGCTGTCCCCAAGACTTGGTTGATGTTGTAAAGTATGCTATGGAAATATGTCCTCCTTGGGTAAGGGTTCCTAGGGTGGTAAGAGATATCCCAATGCATTACATTAAGGCTGGAAATGCGTTGCCTAATCTTAGGCAGATCATTGACGACAAGTTTAAGAAGGAAGGTGGAGCTTCTAAGGATATGCGTAGCCGTGAGACAGGTAGGCATTCGAAATACCTTTTGAAGGATGCGGTTTATGTTGTTAGAAAGTATTATGCATCGGGATCGTGGGAGTATTTTATCTCGCTTGAGAGCAAGGATGCGGTATCCTTATTTGGTTTTATTAGGTTGCGAATCCCGCCCAATAATCATCGACCTTTGTTTGAATGTTTGAAGAATAAGGGCTTGGTTAGAGAGTTGCATGTCTATGGAAATTTGGTGCCGGTGGGTGTTAAAAATGGTGGTGGTGGTTCTGTACAACACAAGGGGGTTGGACGCAAACTGCTTAAGAGGGCTGAGTGGTATGCTTTGTTTAATGGGTGTGCGGGGGTTGCAATAATTTCTGGCGAAGGGGTCAAAAATTATTACAGGAAAAATGGTTACTTTGAAGAAGAAACCTTTATGGTTAGAGATTATTTTATCATATATAGACTTTTTATGATTTTCAAATCATTATTTAAACATATAATTGGTATATAATATAATGAGGAGAGGTATTTTGTCTTCTTTGGGTAGAAATTTTTTTTCTTCATTTGGAAAAGAGATTAATCTTAGAAACGATAAGGGAATCCCTCCATTACCTTTGAATGTTGAGCAGGTTAGTAAGCTATGTAATTTATTAGAAAATCCTGGCAACGAGAACAAGGACTTTTTGTATGAACAATTTTCTCAAAGAATCGTTCCTGGTGTAGACGACACATCTTTATTGAAAGCCCAATTCTTATTTAATATATGTAAAAATAAAATTAAATCCACTATAATATCAAATAGGCGTGCGGTTAATTTGCTTGGAACTATGCAAGGAGGATACAATGTTAATATATTAGTGAATTTATTAGATGATGATGAACTTTCATATTATGCGTATAAAGAATTATCTAAAACTATTCTTATTTTTGATTCATACAACGATGTAGTTATTAAAGCTAATAAAGGTAATTATAATGCAAAGAGACTTTTGAGAGATTGGGCCGAAGCTAAATGGTTTAAATCAAGAAGCAAACTTCCAGAAAGGATGGATCTTTCAATATTTAAAGTTTCAGGTGAAATCAATACTGATGATCTTTCGCCTGCACAAGATGCTTGGAGTAGACCAGATATTCCATTACATTCATTATCTATGTTGAAAGTACCTAGAACAGACATAGAACCTGACCTTCCATATGAAACTGGTCCAATTAAACAAATTAGTGAAATTAAAGATAAAGGTTATCCGGTGGCCTTTGTTGGAGATATTGTTGGTACTGGTTCAAGCAGAAAAAGTGCTACAAATAGTTTGTTATGGCATTTTGGTAATCCCATAAATTTTGTTCCTAATAAAAATACCGGCAGTGTTTGCATTGGTAATAAAATCGCGCCTATATTTTACAATACAATGGAAGATAGTGGGGCTCTTCCGATTGAGATGAATGTTGATAATATGCGTATGGGAGATATTGTTTCGATATATCCATATGAAGGTGAAACAAGAAGATATGACGATTATGCGTTGATAAACAAATTTGAATTAAAAGCTACTACAATTGATAATGTACGTGCAGGCGGTAGAATAAATTTAATCATAGGTAAAGCACTTACAAATAAAGCTCAGGAATATCTTAAAAAACACATAGTCATTTTTAACAATAGTGAAAAAAAGACTAAAAAAAAGGTAGGTTACACATTAGCCCAAAAGATCGTAGGTAAAGCTTGTGGTATTAAAGATGGTGGTGGAATATTGCCTGGAAATTATTGCGAACCCATAGTTACAAGTGTTGGTTCTCAAGATACTACTGGACCAATGACTCGTGATGAATTGAAAGATTTGGCATGTTTGGGTTTCACTTCAGATTTAGTAATGCAATCTTTCTGCCATACTGCTGCATATCCAAAACCGGTAGATATAGTAACTCATAACACACTGCCTGAATTCATTAATAACAGAGGTGGGATTAGTTTAAAACCTGGTGATGGTATTATACATAGCTGGCTTAACCGCATGTTGCTGCCTGATACAGTAGGAACTGGTGGTGACTCACATACTCGTTTTCCTATAGGCATTTCTTTCCCGGCTGGTTCTGGATTAGTAGCATTCGCTGCTACTACTGGAATAATGCCATTGGACATGCCAGAATCTGTATTGGTTAAATTTAAAGGTGAAATGCAACCAGGAATAACTATAAGAGATTTGGTACACTCTATACCTTATTTTGCTATCAAAAATAATTTATTAACAATTGGAAAAAATAACAAAAAAAATGTATTTAATGGTAAAATATTAGAAATAGAAGGATTGCCTAATCTTACATGCGAACAAGCATTTGAATTGTCCGATGCTTCAGCCGAAAGATCTGCAGCTGGGTGTACTATAAAATTAAATAATGAACCTGTTATAGAGTATTTAGAATCTAATATTACTTTATTGGAATGGATGATTAAAAATGGATACAAAGACGAAAAGACCATAGAAAGAAGAATAAATAAAATGAAAGAATGGTTAAATAATCCTAATTTGATGACTAGAGATGACAATGCAGAATATGCCGAAATTTTGGAAATTAATTTAAACGATATTAAAGAGCCTATACTATGTGCTCCAAATGATCCAGATAAGGCTGTTCTGTTGTCTGAAGTTTCCGGCGATGATATAGACGAAGTCTTTATCGGAAGTTGTATGACTAATATTGGACATTTTAGAGCCGCAGGTAAATTGTTAGATGGTTATGAAGGAACTCTTAAAACTAAATTATGGATGGCCCCTCCTACCAAAATGGATGAGAAAAAATTAAAAGATGAGGGTTTCTATGACATTTATAAAAAATATGGTGTTAAATTAGAGATGCCTGGTTGTTCATTATGTATGGGCAATCAGGCACGTGTCAATGATAGAGCAAAAGTTTTGTCTACTTCTACGAGAAATTTTCCAAATAGACTTGGTAAAGGTGCTGATGTTTATTTAGCTTCAGCTGAACTATCTGCTATTACGGCTATTGAAGGAAGAATACCAGATAAAACTACATACTTAAATTATTTTAACAAAATAGAAAAAGATAAAAGTGAAATATTTACATACTTAAATTTTAATCGTCTTCCTGAGTATATATAACGTGTGTTTTTGGTTAATGACTTTTTATTTAAAATTGAAAACTTTGTTAGGTAATTATATTAGATTATAGTAATATGGCTATTCGTTATCAGTTGGTTAATGACGGTGAAAACATTAAAAATAAATTATATTTCATAGTATTGGCTTTCTTTACGGTTTCTATGACGGCCACTTTTTCGGTTTTATGTATTAAGCGTCAATATGGGGAATATCGTGGACCATTCTTGCCTGGGGTTTGTGAGCCATGGTGGAAGGACGATACCAATCCGCCAGTTCCAGTATCTATGCCCACCAATACTGTCAATTGTGGACCTAAAAAAATTGTTTGGGACTATGTAAACGCTACGCAGATCCTCGCGGGATATATTCAATACTGTCAGATTACAAACGAGCCCACGCCTTCTCCCATAGTATCCCCACAAGTATATAGTCATCATTATTAAATTAGCAACGAACACAACTATTAATTATTGAGAATTTGTAATTCTTGCCGCCACTTTTGGCGACTGGTCTTGCAGTGGTTGGATTATCGGCTTTTAATACCGCTTTGCCTTTTTTCTTAGCCAAATATCTGGCATATGAATCGTGTTTAACATTAACTCCTTTTTTAACCTGTTGTTTTTGGGTTCCTACATTTGAGCTTCGGTCGGCTAATCCTAGATTTGTGTTATTCGAATCATACACTATATTGCTGGCTAAATTCATCGAATATTCGCTTGATGTAACTCTTACTACATTTTGAATTACTTTTTGGCGTTGATCTAATAAACTCTGATTATCGTAATTGCATTCACTCATAGTTATATACACTATATCTATATAAAATTGATTTATAATTATTTATATAGATATAATTATAATTATGAGGATTGCTATGTTTGTTGTTATGCTTTTTAATATAGTGGCTTCGTTGAGCGTTAATAAGCCTTATGTTCCTGATATGAAAAAACGTATATTGATGAATAAAATTCTATTGTATGGTGGTGTCTATCCTACTCTTAGTGGATTAGCTGTTCCATACTTAATGTTCTTTGTTCCCAAGACGAAAAGCGGTGGGAACTCCCAGTTTGCTCTTGACCGAAACGGAAACAGTATAGATCTAGAAGATTGGATCGATAGTCATGGAATCAATTCAAGAAGCCTGGTGCAGGGATTGGATGGAGATCCGAGTTATCTAATCGTGGATGATAATAAAAGCATAAAGGATTTTGCATTGAATGCTATATGCACACATCTTGGGTGTGTTGTTCCGTGGGTTCCAGCAGAAAATAAATTTATGTGTCCCTGTCATGGCTCGCAGTATGATACAAATGGATATGTGGTTCGTGGGCCTGCACCTCTGCCTCTAAAACTGCAGGAAGTATCGGTAGATGAAAATAAGAAAATCACTATATCAAAATGGACCAAGACGGATTTCAGAAACGGAATGGAACCATGGTGGGTTAAATAAAATTGATTCATCATATTTCCTTATTTTTGCAAATAGTATGCGTTATGACAATAGTACACTAATTTATATAGATGTCGATAATCCTAAAATAGAGGGTACATCTGCATATAATAGATATGAATTATATAAAAAAGCCACCACCATTAAAGAAGCCAAAAAACTGGGTGCCACCGCGGAAGACATCAGATATGATGTGGGAAAAGGTTATATACGTGTTACTAGTAACAGTGACATGACGTCGTTTAACAGTATCATAATGGAATTGATTAAAGAAAATAAAAAGTTGACTAAAAGGTTGGATGAGTTGGAGCTTTATGTTAAAAAACAGAATAAACAAAATAACTACATAGAATATCTGAATGAGATAAAACCTAAAAGTAAATTTGAAGATTTCGTGGCGAAATTCGATAATGTTACCGAAGATCAGTTCGAATATTTATATGAAATGTCGTTGGCTGAAACTATAAGTAAAATATTTGTTGAAAATTATGATGAAAGTAATAGTGTAATTAAGTGTTTTGAGAAAAAACGTTGTGAATTCTATATATATGATGGTGAATGGAAGCGTGATATAGATTGTGAAAATATGAATAAATTATTTAAAGCAATTCGTAGAAAAATCCTTGATTTGTTTGGTGTCTGGGAAGAAAGATGTTTTGATGATGGTTCTGAAAGAGTTATGACTATGTATTGTGAAGTGAATCTAAGGATTTATGAGGATTATAAGGTTGATTTTCATAAATTTAAAAATTTTATATTTAATAAATATAAAATTAATATAGTTTCCTAATCTAGTTTATCTATATCTTCGTTTGAATCTTGGTCTAGATCCTGCACCGTTTTCTCCTCTCATTAAATTAAATAAAAAATATAAAATAGTCAACGCAAACAGGACTTTTATTATCATGTTGAGTAGGATTCTTATGTTTGTGAAAAAATTTCTTTCTGCTCGTCGGATATTTTTTTCATCTTTATTTTTATCTACATAAATTTTTTTTAAAATTTTGTTTGGATTCACATTGTTTGTTAAATCACCAACATTCATTATATATATATAATTATTATTATTATTATTATTATTCATAATCCCTTATAGCGATGCCAACTGGGAATCTTGGGATATTTTCATCTGTTAGTTCGAAATATTTCACTGTTATTTTTTTACCTATATAGTCTTTTCCGTTTTCGAACATTTCTTTTCGTTCCTCACGTGTTCCTCTTGGTCGAACTTCAAAGAACTTGTCTTCGCCACCAGCATTAGTTTTGCATTTGAATATGATAGTTCCTTTGTCGTTTCCTTTGCCTTCTTTAAAATCTACTATTTCAAATTCATCATCCTTAAATGATTTGAATTTTAACAATGATGAACTCCTATGATCAGGCTGATATATTCCTTTCATAGTTCGTATGATTAATCCTTCATAACCGTCTTCTACATATTTAGTATGTGCTTGCTGAAGTTCGCTAAAATTATTAACTATTTTAAGATCGCAAATTTTCAAATCTGGTGATAGACTGTTTAATAGTTTCCATCTTTCGTCAAAAGTCATATTTTTATTATTTACATCATACAAATCATACAAATGATATTCTATGTGTTTTTCCAATGGGTCTGGTGTTTTCCTTTTAATTATACCAGTCGCTTGTTGAAAGGTGAGTTTTGGGTTTAATCCGAAACTACCTAATTCTCCGTCTAATTTAATATTTTCTGGAAAATTTATCTTGGTTAGTTCGGATTTTATATGATCCAAAACTTGTATTTTAGTTCCTTTGCGGCTTTCTAAAATTACCTTGCCGTCCTTTTTATATGCTACACATCTTACACCATCCAGTTTGGGCTGACACATATATGGATAGTCTGTGTTTTTATCCTTATCAAATAGTTTGGCTAGCATAGGTCTAAAGGTCTCGTTTTTGGTTTCCACATACAATTCATCGTTTACACTATAAAGCTCTTTTTCTTGTTTGTCTTTCCACATTTTAGTTGCCTTTTTGATTGCGGATTCTTCATCTTTTAATTCGGTAGGCTTTGATTTTGTTAGCTTACCGTCTACCGTACCATGTTCGGTATATACTTGATTTTTGTTTATCCATGTTCGCCACTGTCTTTTCTTATTTTTACTGTCTATTTTGTATAGAGTTGTTGTGAAATCGGGTTTTGGTACTTCTGCTTCGGTTTCGGCATCGGCTTCGGGTGCTTTTGGTGCCGGTGCTTGCGCAATGCTTTTGATTTGCCTTGCTTTTAAGGTCTTTTTTTTGGTTGTTTTAATTATAAAGCTTTTAGGTTTAGCTTCTTCAACATTTTTGATGTCTTCGTTTAGTATAACACTATTACCATCTTTTCTTTCTTCTGGTTTTCTGTATTCTAAACTCAAAAAGTCGAATATGCTTTTTTCGTCAGGAAACTTGTTCGGTAATTTCTCGCCTTTCTTTTTATTTTTCATTTCGCTTAAACCATGCTCGTTTAAGGTTAAGTCTAGCGATAGTGCTCTTTTCCTCATAACTACGTTGAATGCCTTGCTTCCTGTAAAATATAGAATAGCAAAAGCATACTCATCCGGTGGCGAATACAAGAAATCTATCCTTCTAGGCGTTGCGTCTGCGTTTATACGTGCAATGGTGAGTTTCTTTACTTTCCCATCTGTCAACATCTCTACAAGTATATTCTTGTCTATCAAACTTTGTATGAAATTGTTAAACGTTTTCTCGTCATTGACTATGATGTCAATGTCGCCGGAGGTTTCGGCTCCTCGTCGAAAACTACCAACTATTTCGAATTTGGCATCATCACTCTCTTTTACCTTATCAAAAACTTCGTTGAATAGTTTTTGATATTGCAAGATCTCAGATCTGGGTATTCTTTTCAATATGTCATAATAGTATTTTAGACCGATTAATTGTTTATCGTTTAATTTGTCCTTGTTTTTTTCCAAATCTTCGATACTTGTTATACCTTGTTTCACAAAAAGTTCTGCGTTCTTTGGTCCAATACCGTAAACGTCTGTCAAAATGTTAACTGGATTAGTTTTTTCTTTTTCTAATACCGCTAAGGTACCTGTTTTACTGTATTCTTCAAATTTCTTGATTATTGATTTACCTATTCCTGGCTTATCTTCTAATTGTTTGGCGGTTTTAATGGGTTCTTTTATATCCATTAAACTTTCCTGTGCTTTTTTGTATGCTCGGGCTTTTATATGATCTCCCTTTCTAGTCATAATATCCTCGAGCTTGCCAAGGATTTCTACAAATCCCTCATTGTTTTGTGAATTTTCACTCATACTTTCTATACTTATTTATCAGATGATTTATTTAATATCAATTTTTTATCGAAATATTTCTTTAAAAATTCATTATCCAGTATTTCATCAATGTATGACTTATCTGTATTAATTGCTTTTGATTTTGGTTTTGATTTTGGTTTTGATTTAGATTGCGGTTTTTCATCTAATTTTGTATGTTTTTGAGGGGGTAAATTATCTAATTCTTCCATTATTATTATATAATATTATTATATATAGATGCTAACCAAGAGAGTATATGGTACCAGTGTTAAAAAAATCAATGGTAGAACTGTTAAAAGATTAGAGTATGACGGTGATTCAGACGGGGAGAATATGGTCATGAATGTAATACAAAATGGTACAAGAAAACGTTTTATTATACCAGAGATACAAAGACGCCAGTCTTTTGTTCTACCAAAGCTCTTTTATCTTAGAAGGCAAACTAGAAAGATAAGGAAGAAAAAGAATAAAAAGAAAAAGAAAAAGAAGAAAAAGAAGAAAAGCCGCGCTAAAAGGATCAGATTAGAAGGCGGACCTATGATACGTTACCAATTTTAATAAAGTTTTTTAAAAGTATTTCTTCATTTGTGGTATATTTTTTATTTATTTTGTTTGATTTATATATTTTAGCGTATTCTTTATTCATTCTTTTTAAATAATAGCTGGACACGTATAATAGTTTGTAAACATCGTCTTCATATATACATTCCAAATGCACTCCGTTATTTGATTTGACATAATTAATGAAGTTGTTTGCGTTTTCTGTATTATCGCAGTCAAAAGAGAAGCAGCCTATCAAATTGTTTATGTATTTTTTTCCATTTAATTCTGTTTCATGAAACCAATAATTATTTATACAATTGTAATTTCTGGCTTTTTCCATCATTAATTCTTTCAACGCCGACAAATTCTGCTGCTTCGAAATGTTTGCTGATATTTCTATTGTATACCCCATTACTAATGCTAAATAAAATTATATTTTTTTTGTTCATGTAGGTAAATTTTACTTACATAAATTAAATAAATAACTCAACTTTAAAAAAACTTTATTATATATAGAATATGTCGTATTTACAGTTTGGAGGTAGAGATCAAAATCTTAAGAGTAGTAGTCTTGAAAATTTAAAAGTGGCCGAAAAATTGTATGTATTAAATGAGGCCACGCTTAAAAGCTGTCGTTTTATAGATAAACTCTCGTTTACAGAGGCTCCTAGTCTAGAATTAGATTTGACTTATTGGAGGAGATTATTTGCATTTTTTGACGCAAGTGAGGATGGGGCGAACACAGTAAGAGTGCCGTTGAATTATTTAGATATAAGCAATATCAGTGTTAAAGAAGAATTTAACGTTGTTAAACTTCGTCTTGATAGTGTTATAACTTATACTGATACTTCTGAGACAGTTATTAGAAATTTTATAGGCTTTCCAGACAGAGATAATGAATACCTAGATTTGTCTGGCTCAAATAATATTACATTTGGTCGACTTGCATTACGAGATATTAGCGGTAATTCGAATATTGCTATAGGTAATTCCCCAACGGACACTGATTACGGGTATACTTTAACTAACAATTGTATTTGCAATAATAATATTATAGTTGGAAACGAGGTCAATTTTACAGATAGTGCTTCGGAGTTGAGTGACAGTATTGTATTAGGAAACGGCATGGAAATTAGTCAAAGTAATACTATTTATTTGGGTTCGACGGCCCAAACAAGTTTGGAAACTTATGCTTATTTGAATGTTAATAATGGGGTTTATTTAGGTAAAGATATTAGTAATTCTACCTTTATCTTTGATAATTTAACTAATCATAAGGTTACTAGTTCGGCTGCTTCTATAATATCCAGAGTTAGCAGTGATGATGGTCAAATTAATAGCGCTAGTAGTACATTGAATTATTATGGTGCCAAAAACTATATCGAACTTCGCGGAATTGGCGAGACTTCACAGCGTGAACCATATTCGTGGAAAATTTTACTGCAATCCGATGACAATGATTCCATATCGTTAGGAATACAGAAATCACTAATATTTTTGTCTCCTGCGGGAAGAGGGTATTATTTGAGAGATGATCCTATCAGCGACGGCACTTCCAATACCGGCGGTACAGGTTCTATTAATATTACCAGTTTTACAGGCCAACATAGCGTTATTCTGGATTCAAGCTATAAACATGAGATTGGGAAAATTGTTGTGAGTTTAGGTACATTTAATAACTTCTCGTCGGGTGTAGCAAAAAATTCGCCAAATATGAATGAATCTTTACCATTAGTAGGCTATTCGAAGGTAAATAAAGATAAGCGTGTCTTTGGCGTACTTTCAACGGCGGTTAAACTTCATAAAGGATCGCGGTCTTATACTTATAACGAGGGGCCATGGTCCACCGAAATCAATTCCACTGTTTTCAAAAATAGATGTTGGGCAAATAGTATAGGCGAAGGGGCCATCCTGGTAACCAACGCCAACGGAAATTTAGAAAATGGTGACTACATAACCACCGGAGAAGACGAGGGTTATGGAATTAAACAAGACGATGATGTATTACACTCATATACTGTGGCCAAAATTACCGAGAATATGGACTTTTCGGATACTTCCAGAGTTAAAGAAGTGGTTTTGAATGGTATTACCCGAAAGGTGTGCTTGGTTGGATGTACTTATCACTGTGGCTAGCACCTTATAGTATATGTGAAAACGGTATAAAATTTACTTTGTTTAATTAATTAACCTAATGTCTGTGGAATTCTTGAGCAAATTAAATCAACATCCAAGGGATCTTGAAATTACATTTGATGAAGGTCCACATATTTACACTATTAATGGTGATTCATCATATACATCTGTTACAACATTTAATCATAGTCATTTCGAGCATTTTGATGCGGATAAGATCATAGATAATATGATGAAAAATTCAGAAAAATGGCGTAAGAACAAATATTATGGAATGACTAAAGATGAAATAAAGGATCTATGGAATAAGAATGGTAAAGATGCTTCTGAGGCGGGGACTAAAATGCATTATGATATTGAGTGTTATTACAACAATTGTCCCAATGAGAATGACTCTATAGAGTATCAATATTTTTTGGAATTTGCCAAAAATCATAGTAATCTTAAAGCTTATAGGACAGAATGGATGGTTTTTCATGAAGAATACAAAATAGCTGGTTCTATAGATATGCTTTTTGAGAACGAAGACGGTTCGCTTTCTATATATGACTGGAAACGTTGCAAGGACATTGTTAAATCAAACAATTGGAATAAATACTCGCATAACGAGTTGATAGATCATTTGCCGGACACCAATTATTGGCACTATTGTCTACAATTAAACACATACAAATATATACTTGAAAATAAGTATGATAAAACCATAAAGGATATGTATCTTGTTTGTTTGCATCCAGATAAAAAAAACTATGAAAAAATAAAGGTATGTGATTTACAGAAAGAAGTTAAACTGTTATTAAATAATATTTAAATATACGGCTGTATTTAAATATTATATAGTTATGTTTACATTACAAGAAGTATGTACAATTATAGGTGTAGTAGTGGCTGGTGCGATTGGTGGGTTAATTTCATTTGTTTTACTGGATTTTGAAACGTCTGAAGCTAGGCTACAGGATCTTAAAATACCATATGAAAACTACTATTTATTGGGAAACAACAAAGAATATGTCGAGGAATTTGAAAAAGACGAGAATATACGTAAAGGTGTAGTAGAAGAAGAAACGCCTGACGGCGTTGTTATCATGAAATACAATAACGACGTAGAGAGATTTGAATACTGGGCTGATAAATCTATAAAATACAAGTATTTGGAGACGGTCGCGAGGAAGTATGTTATATTGTTTGATTGCAGGGAAAAGTATATTAACATGTTCAAAGAGTTGTTGGAATCTATGAATAAATTAAAAGAAGAAAAGGAAAAAAGAAACGAAAATGAAGTTAATGTATTCGCTAATTTAAAGAACTATAAAAAACCGGCTAATGACGATGAGAAAATAGTTAACGAAAAATCTAATGTCTACAAGCATTTAGGGAAGCTTAAAGATTATACTAGTGAAAAACAGGAGGTTAAAAACGTTGATTTTAAGACTTTTGTTCGTGAGTTTTCAGCCAATCTTTGAAACCTATAGATTGTTCCATATCAAAACTGCTTTCTAAATCACGTATCGCTATTTCAAGTGCCTTTTTTTCAGTAGGGGTAAGTTGATTTATATATGCTTCTATTATACTTTTTGTTACAGGCATTTGTTAATTTGCATAAATATTATTATTTTTTCAATTTAAAATTGAAAAAACAATAATGGATAATCTTTTGTTTTGTAGACAGATGACTCAACTGAAAAAGAAAGTATTTCGGTATAAATTTTCGAATGATGTGATGGAATTGATGCAAGACTTCTCAAAAGTTCACCAGAATGATTCAAAGGATAATTTTGACGATAACTGGACACTCTTTTTAGAGAAAAATAAGCAGGTCATTGAAACAGAAGAAAGGAGGCTAAAGGAATGCGGTTTTGATGCTTCAATCGAAGATAAAATGTATAAAAGTATTAAATACTATTACAACAAAAAAAAGATTGCGGTGGTTGATGCTAATGCTAATGCTAATGC